GTTACATTTGAAACAAATACTTCTCAAAAGTTACGAGACGACTTTAGAGACTATATCAGTAATCAAGAACGATTTGAAGTTACTTGGAGTTGTTCCCCAAAACTTAGTGTCAGCGGAGAATCTTGGGAGGACGCTATTAACCCTGATATTGCTAGTGAGTATTTCGGTGTTCATGGTAGTAAACTGTATCTTAAGTTTGTTGTGGCTGACAGTGTTGACGTTGAAGAAGTCAAAAAAGCTGTTGCTGAGTATAGGAGCGCCGGGATCGACTGTCCGGTATATCTTATGCCGCTTGGAGGACGTAGTGAGGAATATACCCTCAACGTTAAGGAAGTTGCCGAGCTTTGCATGGCGCAAGGTTGGAGATTCACCCCAAGACTACACATCGACTTATTCGGCAATGCATGGGGGACTTAGTCCACATGAAGTTGATGAATTTAAAAATAAACAAAACAAACCCGTTAGCAATGTTAACTTGGAAAAACGGGTAAGGGAGGCAGGACTATGAATTGGAATAAAATAAAAACAGCATTAGGCGTACAACCTAAAATTACAGAAACTAAAGAAAAGGTAAAAACGTCTGAAGAAATTAGACGTGAAACACTTGAAGCAGAAAAAGAACAAGCAACTAAAGATAAAAAGCCTTGGGTTGCTGTACTAGATACACAAATTAATCCGGAAGATATAAAGAACGGGTTCTTTGAGATCGATTGGAATAATGAGTTTATTGAACAATTACTTGATGCAGGTTATAAAGGCGAGTCAAACGAACAAATTGTTGATGCTTGGTTCCAGAGTTTAATTAGACAAATGCTAACTGAAGAAGGTCAAGATCCAACTACAGCCGCAGGATACATTAATGTTGTACCAATTGACAAAGGTAAGTCAGAAGTATCTTAATGCTTGACAACAGCCAGATCTGGTGCTATAATAGTACTATAATTTACATAAAGGCAAAACTATGTTAGAAATTTTAGGCATTACACTACTTGTTGCGTTCATACAGAATGGCAACATTTTATCAATTTGTATATCGGGGTGTTCATAATATGGCAACTTATATTCTAGTAGATACAGCTAACACGTTCTTTCGTGCAAGGCATGTAGTACGTGGTGACATTGACACTAAAGTAGGCATGGCTATGCATATTACACTTAACAGTGTTAAAAAGGCATGGCAAGACTTTAGCGGCACACATGTTGTATTTTGTTTAGAAGGCCGTAGCTGGCGTAAAGACTTTTACGAACCTTACAAGCGTAATAGACAAGTTGCACGTGATAAGATGACTGTAACTGAAAGTGAAGAAGATACAGTGTTTTGGGAAATCTTTGACGAGTTTAAGAACTTTGTAAGTGATAAGACTAACTGTACTGTTATGCGACACAGACAACTAGAAGCTGATGATCTTATTGCTGGTTGGGTACAAGCACACCCTAACGACAAACATGTTATTATTAGTACTGACGGTGACTTTGCACAACTTATTGCACCTAACGTAACACAATACAGCGGCATACAAGACTTAACTATTACACACGAAGGTTACTTTGATAAGAAAGGTAATCCTGTTATTGACAAGAAAACTAAACTAGAAAAGCCTGCACCTGATCCTGACTTTATGTTGTTTGAAAAGTGTATGCGTGGCGACACTAGTGACAACGTGTTTAGTGCTTACCCTGGTGTACGTAAGAAAGGCACTAAGAACAAAGTAGGTCTTATTGAAGCATATGCTGATAAGCATACTAAAGGCTATAATTGGAATAACATGATGTTACAACGCTGGACTGATCATGAAGGTGTAGAACATCGTGTACTGGATGACTATACTCGTAATGTTGTACTATGCGACTTAACAGCACAACCTACAGAAATACGTTCTATTATAGATGAAACAATTAACGAAGCAACAGATAATCCTAAAGAGATAGCACAAGTTGGTATGCGTCTTATGAAGTTCTGTGCTAAATGGGATATGCAACGTATTGCTGATCAAGCTCAATACTATGCAGAACCTTTACAAGCGAGATATATTAAATGAGCTTAAAAGCAAAAACAATACTAAAAGATAAATTTTGGATCGTCGAAGAAGCAGGCGAAAAATTAGGTACATTAAGTTTTAATGATGAAAAGTTTATGCTTTCCTCAGAAACCGGAGTCATTTTTTATGATTCAAAGAAACAAGTAGAAAAGTTATTAGGTGTTACTATATTTGATAAGGATCAGTCTGTAAAGATTGAAACTACTAAAGAAATTTATGGGTTTCCAACTAGTACAACACCCTACAACGTAATCTATGATGTACATCGTAAGTTTGCATTGTTTACTAAAAGTGTTAAAAGCAAGAGCTTGTATTGTGCAGGATTTTATATTATTCACTTTGATAAAGGTTGGGTAAAGAGTTTTTGCCCTAAGTTAATAACATTAGAACGCTACGACTATAAAGGCCCATTTAAGAACGACCTTACAATGCGACAGGAACTATCAAATGCCAATCAACAAACTTGATCCTATAAACACGTTTCCAGTACAACAGTTTATTCAAACTGTTAAGAGTGCTGACGCTAGTAGAGCTAAAGATGTTAGATTAGATATTGAAAATGCTAAAAGACTTGCATTTACTTTAGGTGAAGTAATGTCTCGACTTAATGGTGATATGGAACTGTTTATTAAAGAGCATGTACAAAACATCGATAATGAGCCCGTAGAGGTTCAATTAGACGGTGGTTCGGAATGGAAATAAGTACGCATTTAACGTAAAAAAGAGATAAATATATACGTAGTTAATTAAGGTACGTATATATGAGTAGACCAAAACCAACTGTATTATTAGAATACACCAACAAAAAAAATTATAGATGTGAGCAGATCTTAGATGCTGAATTTATCTGGGCTGTGTTCTATAAAGAAAAACCATTCAACTTAAAAAGTTCAAATGCTTTAACTAATTACCCTGGACCTAAATATAAGAAAACTAGTTTTTCTAATCCAGGGCATGCACATAACTTAGCTCATAAATTAAATGATCTATTTGGGTGTGACGACTTTAAAGTATATAAGTTACAGTCCGGCACCATTGTAACCGAATGAACTGGAAAGAAACCTATACCAAAATATTCCTTAAAGAGTTAGGACAAAGTTATAACGAACTGTCTGTTAAGGAGCATATGCCGTTGTGGTGGCACAACACCCGTAATAAAGAAGAAGGCGGACTTAGGCTTACTGAAGCAGGCATGGATCTGTTAACAAAGATTGATTTAGCAACATACGATATACCGTTTCCAGCAGATATGCCATTTACAACACAAGTAATCATATTCTTAGACAAATTTATTGACTGTCCATACTATATAGGTCACAAAGGTATTCAAGTTACGAACCAAAAGAAGGCGGTCGAACTAACTCTTTTCTCAGGTGATATGCGTAAGTATGGACTTAGCAAAGCACTTAATAGACAAAATAAAGACAATAAAAATTAAAAAAATTGCAGAAAAAGGTTGACTTTTAGCGTGTAGAGTGTATACTATATGTATAGTTAGAAATTAAGCACTGATAACTCAAGAGGTAATATAATATGGAAACTGCAATCACTCGAACTGTTTCGCCAAATGGCGCAAAATCTAGCATTGGGCATGCTATTAAAAAGAGACGCCCTATCTTTATTTGGGGACCCCCAGGTATTGGTAAATCAGACATTGTTCACCAGATCGGTGACAACCTAAATGCACACGTCATTGACGTTCGTTTGTCACTTTGGGAACCTACAGACATTAAAGGTATTCCGTACTATAGTGCAAATGACAACACAATGGCATGGGCGAAGCCGGCCGAACTACCAGATGATGAAATGGCTGCACAGCATGAGATGATCATTTTGTTTTTAGACGAAATGAACTCTGCGGCGCCTGCGGTACAAGCGGCGGCTTATCAACTTATTCTTAACCGTAAGGTTGGTACTTACAAGTTACCAGACAATGTTGTAATTATTGCAGCTGGTAACCGTGAAGCAGACAAAGGTGTTACATACAGAATGCCTGCTCCGTTAGCCAACCGTTTTGTTCACTTAGAACTTGCTGTATCATTTGATGATTGGTTCCAGTGGGCTGTTGTTAACAACATACACAAAGATGTTGTAGGTTATTTGACTTTTGCAAAGAAAGACTTGTACGATTTCGATCCTCGTTCACCAAGTCGTTCTTTTGCAACACCTCGTTCATGGTCGTTTGTAAGCGAATTGCTTGAAGACGATCTAGACGATACCACTACCACAGACTTGGTAAGTGGATCAGTAGGAGAAGGCTTGGCTGTCAAGTTTATGGCGCACCGTAAAGTTGCGTCTAAGATGCCTAATCCAACTGATATCCTAGCAGGAAATGTCACTGAGATGACCAGTAAAGAAATCAGTGCTATGTATTCCCTCACTGTGTCATTATGTTATGAGCTACAAGAAGCTGATAAGAAAGGTGATAAAGACTTCGATAAGAAAGTCAACAACTTCCTGCGCTTTTCAATGGATAACTTTGATACTGAATTAGTTGTTATGGGCATTAAGCTCGCACTAACACAGTATTCATTGCCCATTGATCCAGACGCTGTTGAATGCTTTGATGAATTCCATGAACGTTATGGTAAGTACATTAAGGCTGCACAGGGTTCTTAAGCAAAACGATAGGGCGGGGTCGAACCCGCTCTATCACTTTTGTGGTTGACAATTAGAACAGAATCTTGTATAATAGTATTATAAATTAGAAAGGACATAGCACATGAGCGTAGAAGGTAAAAAGCACTGGCAACCAGATCCAGACATTACTCCTCAGCAATTAGAAGATATGCGTGTAGAAGTTTTAGATCGCATTATTGTTGCACGAGTAGGTTTACTACTAAAGCACCCTTTCTTTGGTAATATGGCAACACGTCTTAGAATCCAAGCGGCTGATGATTGGATTCCTACAGCGGCCGTAGATGGTCGTAACTTATACTTTAATACGCAATTCTTTAACGCAATGGACAATAAAGAAATTGAATTTGTTATTGCACACGAAATTTTACATTGTGTATTTGATCACTTAGAACGTAGAACATGGCAAGACCGTAACTTAGACGCTATGCTGTCTAACATTGCACAGGACTACGTTGTAAACAATATTCTTGTACGAGATAGCATTGGCCATAAGCCTAAGCTAGTCGAATGTTATCAAGACTTTAAATACGAAAACTGGACTTCAGAAGAAGTTTATGACGACTTGTTTGAAAAGTATGACGAAGACGAGCTTAAACAATTAGGTGAATTATTAGACGAACACCTTGACTGGACCGAAGGCGATAGTGAAAGCAACAAAGGCGCTAAAGGTAAAGAAGGCAAGGGCGAAGGTCGTCCTACTTATTCTAAAGACGAACTTAAAAAGATACGTGACGAAATAAAAGAGAATATGGTTTCAGCCGCGCAAAGTGCAGGCGCTGGCAATATTCCTAAAGGCGTAGATAGACTAATTAAAGAATTAACTGAACCTAAAATGAACTGGCGTGAACTATTGCGTCAACAAATACAATCAACTATTAAAAGTGATTATACATTTAGTCGTCCGTCACGTAAAGGATGGCATACTGGTGCGATACTTCCAGGTATGAACTTTGCTGAAACAATAGATATTTGTATTGCAATTGACATGAGCGGTTCAATTGGTGATGTACAAGGTAGAGACTTCCTAAGTGAAGTACAAGGTATTATGGACGAGTACAGAGACTACAATATTAAATTGTGGTGTTTTGATACTAAGGTCTATAACGAGTGTGACTTTAGTGCCGACGGTGCTGATAGTTTACTCGACTATGAAATTATGGGTGGTGGCGGAACTGACTTTATGTGTAACTGGACATACATGGAACAAGAAGGTATTACGCCTAAAAAGTTCTTAATGTTTACTGATGGTTATGCATGGGATAGTTGGGGCGATCCTGATTACTGTGATACAGTATTTGTAATACACAGTCATCATGATAAGAACCTACAAGCACCATTTGGAGTAACAGCACATTATGAAACTCAAGAAGCCTAACCCATTAAACTTTTTTGGTGTAAGACAAACTCATCATTGCCCTAGTCATTTTGAAGTATTGTCAATAAATCAAAGATACAACATGCAAAGTGCTGTTGATAAATGGATTTGCGAAAATCTAAAGAATCGATATTATCTTTCGCGTGATTCGGATCATCTTAAAGTAGGTTTTGAAGATCCAAAAGAAGCGAGTTATTTCATGTTGGCTTGTCCACATTTGAAGTACAAATAAATAAAGTACGCATATATATTAATATAGGAGATTATAAATTATGAGCGACGAAACAAACACAGAAGCAACACCTGCTACTGAACAAGCACCCGCACCAGATCTTACTGTACAAGATTTAACAGCAATGAAATCAATCATTGATGTTGCATCTACACGTGGAGCATTTAAGCCCAACGAAATGACTACAGTCGGAACAGTGTATAGTAAATTAGAAGCATTTTTAAACGCTGTACAAGCACAACAAGATGCACAATCAGAAGCTGAAAAGGCTCCAACAGGAGAATAATATGAAACATATTGGAAGACAGATTAACCCAAAAAGACGGGCCGTAGTAGCGTACCGTGTAGTACCAAAAGAATCAGATCAGTGTTTGGTAGTATTTACTGATAGCTTAGAGTCAGATGCACACGATGCATTAATGAACTTAGTTGAAAGTAATGCAGGTCAAACAGCATACGAACTAGCAGAAGCAATGGACAGAGCTGTTTTACCAGATGGTAGAAACATGCTAAGAGCATTTGCTGCTACAGGTAAGTTTGCTAAGATGCCAACTGACAAGATCGAAATGACACCAGATATGAAAAATACTGTAATGCTTTCAGAATTAAATGAAGCAATTGCAAAGCAAAAAGGTGTTACAGTTGAAGCATTAGCATTACAACCAAAAAATGCGCCTGTTGATAAATCAGATGCGTCAATAACAAAGCCTGTTGAAGCTGCACCAGTAGCACCTACATCAACAGACGGTGTATTAAGTGATGACGATTTAGCTAAGTCTTATCGCTCACAAGCAGATAGACTAAGCAAAGAAGCTGCTCAACTAAGGCGCCAAGCGGAAGAACTAGTACCTACGAAGAAAACTAGTAAGAAGTCCGCTCAAAGTGCCTAAGAAAAATAAGTTAAGCAAGCAAGTAATTGACAAATGGCCTGAAGTACTTGGTAATATCGACATCAAAGTCGTTCCTGCTGAGTACATTAAGGCTGTGGAAGTTACGTTTACAGACGGTAAAATATGGGTAATTGAGAACGACCCTACACAATCAATTGGTGATAATGCATTAGCGTTTGAAGAAAGTATGGAAGATCTAATGGACGAGTACGAAGACGTTCTTCAAAGTGTTAATTTTGTAGTTGACATAGAACGTGTAAAAAAAGACATTACTAAGCGTACAAAGATCTTTATGAAGAAAAGGAAATAGACCTTTTGTGATAAATACATATGTAGACTTAAATTTTAGGAGTTAAGATAAAATGGCATTGCGATTAAGAAGAGGCACTGATGCACAAAGACTTACACTTGACGGTGTGAGCATTCCGGTGCCAGCTGAAGGCGAAATAATATATACAACAGATACTAAGAAACTTTATGTAGGTGACGGAACTACAGTAGGTGGTGTTGCAGTAGACGTTGCTAACTCCGATTTAAATATAGATGATTTAAGTGATGTAGATACTACAAGTGCAGGACATATTCCAAATGATGGTGAAGCATTAGTTTGGGATCAAGGCATGAGTCACTGGATGCCAGGCGATGCAACTATACTATCAGATAAATCAATTAATGCACTACAAGATGTAGATACAACATCTAACACTCCTACAGTAGGACAAGTATTAAAATATGACGGTGCTGGCTGGGTAAATGGTACAGATGTATCAGGTGGATTAATTGACGGTGCTACATACCCTATTAACATCACAGGCGATGTAACTGGTAGCGTATTTGGCGATGATAGTACACAAATTGTTGACGGTACTGACGGCACAATTACTACACCAGGAATTACTTTAGATACAATTGCTCCAAATACTGCACTTAGTCCTATTATTTTAAACAACGGCGGTAACAGAGTACCATTACAGATAACTGCGGTTACTACTGGTGCAGGCGGCGGATTTCCTTACACAGATTTCCTTTCTGTTAAGGGTTCAACTACTACTCCAACTTCAGTTTTAGCAGGAGAGATAGTAGGTGGTTGGAAGATATCTGCGTATGATGCTGTTTCTGCAGCAGGAAAAGTTACAGCGTTAATGATTACGGAACTTGCAGCTGATGCTGATATCACTGATGATTTTCCAAAATCTACTGCAAGTCTTATTATTGGTGCAGGTAGTAGTACATTCAATACATACATGTTTGGGTTAGGTGGCGAGTTTAAAGCAGAAGGTGCTATTACTCCTGGTAGATATGCAGATGATGCAGCACGTGATGCAGCTATTCCAACTCCAACAGCAGGCATGATGGTGTTTAACACAACTGGAACTAAGTTCCAAGGATATGACGGATCTGCTTGGGTAAACTTAAACTAATATTACCATTTAGGATATTTACTTAATTCTTCAAAAAACTTATCTGGTTTTTGTATAACAAAACTTTGGTTTTCTAAAGGTTCCAGCGTAACAGCATATAGTTTCCAGTTATTGATCACTACAAATTCGTGTACTGCACTCATTACACCGTATGAAAACCCATTTGATACACCAACCTGAAAGTAGTCATGACCTGAGATGAATCCGCCTGGTTTTATTTTATCTGCAAATGAATTTAGTTCTGCTTTGGTTCTTTCATATGTGTGAGTAGTATCTATATATACCCAATCAAAATACTCGTCATTAAACAAATTTCCTGCTTCTGCGGAGTCCACTTGATGTATTTCTATGTTTTCTTTTTGATCAAATATGCTGTCTACTGATTTTAGTTGATAATCGTATTGAAAAATATCAATGAGATGTAACTTTTGTGGCTGTGTAACCTCGTATATACGTTCTGCAAACCGACCTCTATCAACACCTATCTCTGCTACTACAGCATTTTTTGGCATTTGTTCTAGTAAACTCATACGGTCAAGAATTGCTTTGCAGCCATCTACATGATGCGGTTCAAGAAACCGTAAAGTTTTAATAGAATCAAAAATTCTTTGATCAGTTTTACTGTCAAATAGTTTATCTAAGTATTCGTCAAAAAACTTATCAATATCCTCTATATGACCTATTTTAAAAGATCGAGTTTTTTCTTTAAAAGCATCTATATGCTGATGTAAATCTTTCTTTAAATGTTTTAAAAATTCTTCTGCACTTTCTTGCACAACTTACCTCACTTTACCATCTAGGATGTTTATTTAATTCTTCAAAAAACTTGTCTGGAAAAATTTCCCACACTGTTTGATTAGTGCCTCTATAAAACACATCTTTTATATGTTTCATTTGCCCTGTTTTTTCCATAGCAGGAGCAAATACTCTGTGTACTATTTTTTGGGTACCTGCTTCATTTTCGTTAGAAGTTATAAATGCTCTAGCTCCTTTGGGAAGCCATTCTAAACAAGCAGGAATTAAAAATTGTCCAGTTGCATGTTGATGTGTAACAATCTGATTGCGTGTCCTTAAACTAACTAAAGGTAACTTGTCTGTAAATACACACGTTCTAGCAGCAACTCTAAACGTGTTAGGACCCATAACATCGTCGAATGTATGTGCTGCTACACTTCCTACTGCTGCATTATTATAATACAATATCCAAGTTTGCCATTTAGCTTCTTTGCGAAAACAATCTACCAGCATATGTTGAGATGAATTATTTTCAAACCCGCGGGCAGCAGCATCTTTATAAAAGTCTGTTAAGTCTAAGTCTTTATTCCAAGGAATTATTTTATACATTTAGCTTTCTCTATAAAGTCGTTAGGATAGTTTTTTCTAAAACTTTCCCAACATAGTTGTTCTAATAAGTCTAAAGGTTGAGGAGTATCCCACTCAATGCCTAATGATTCAATATGTTTACGCATTTCTTCTTGGCGTGTACTGTAAATATGACTAGAGTGATCTGCTATACTAATAGGCCCCTCTTGTTCATTATACGCAAAGAAGTAGTTAATACTTTTTAACTTACCGTCTACTACAAAATAACTACTAGGGTGCATACTGTATTTGTAAATACCTAGATTCTTATGTGCTTGAATTATGTCTAGCATCTGTTCTTGCCAATCTGGTAATACGTTATCATAGTTTTCTTGATCGCAACCTGCAAGTTCCCAAAAGTCAGGACCTTGTATTCTTAGATATACTTTTCTCTTTTCTATATCTATATCTATAATTTCTGGAATATATTGCGGATAATTCTGTTGCATGAGTAGCAAGTATTCGACTTCTCTATCAAATTTTTCTTGCATTAGGGTAGCATCAACTACTTGATTTTGGCCACCATGATACTTTTCATCATTGTAATACCATTGACAAAATGTTTTTTCGTCTTTGCTAATTAAACTAGTATAGATTAAATTGTTCCTACAAAGTCCAGCACCTGGCACGTTGTTCCAATAATACTCCATAACATTGCTCCTTACTGATATTTATAGGTAAATATGAGTATATAATTAAAAAGTGAGTACTTAATGAGAAAACTTAAAGATACATTATCAATTTGCGAACAATGTTATCGACATGTACCGGCAACTAGGTTTGAAAGAGATAATCAAATATGGTTAAGTAAGACATGCCCAGAGCACGGATACGTTGAACATCTTGTTGAGCCCGATGCAGAGTTCTATTTAAATTACAACTATCCAAGACATGCATTAGGAAGCTACTTTCTAGAGACAACTAATAAATGCAATCTAGCATGCCCGCATTGTTATCAAGAACCTGATAACAAGTCCATAGATCCAGCAATTTTATCGATATTAGAAAAAATTAAATCCTGGCCCGATGACGGATACCCTGTTGCATTAGTAGGAGCGGAGCCTACTACAAGAAAAGATTTGCCTGAGTTAATAACAGCTATACAATCACTTCCTGGAAAGCCTCGTGGTATTATGATTTTAACCAATGGCGTTAATATGTCAAATCGTAAATATGCTGAAAAGTTTAAAGACTTTAAGAATGTTGCATGGACATTTGGGCTCAACCATCCCGACTATCAAGGTCATACCGTGCGCAAAAAGCAGATGGAAGGTATTAAAAATTGTACCGAAATAGGACTAGCAATTAAAAATGTTAGTTATACATTAGAAGACATGACACAGTTAGAATATTGTTTAGAAGAAATACAAGAATTTGGATTAGATGTATGTAAGCAATATAGAGTACGCTGCGGTGCTGACATTGGACGATTCCCCGGCGGCCCACAAATTTATATGTCTGAATTAGTAAGAGAAACAAAGGTAATAGCTACCAAAAATAACTGGAGTCTTGGGATGGACCACAACGACGGCAACCGAGCTCACTACCCGCTTATTATTAATAATATTGTAGTTAAAATTATACAATGGCCAGATGCTAAAACATTAGACTTATCTGAAGTGCAAACTGAAGCAATTGCTGATATACTTCCAGGTAAGCCGCCAAGTCCGTTAGTGCATCAAGTTATACTAAGAGACCATGCAGTAAACAAAAGAAAACTGCTACCCGACACAATACCAAAGGAATGGATAGATAATTATGGCAAATAGAGGAATTAACGGAATACCGTATTTTGATATGGAAAAGTATCTTGATATGGAAACTTTCGAAAAGTTACAACCAGAAATAATACATGGCTTTGCAACAGCAAGAGAATATGCAAAGGAAGGTACATGGATGGCTCCTGGTTTTACTTTTGAAGATATGAGCTATACGTTAAATTGGAAACCTATCTATCAAGCATTAGAAGAATTTCAATTACTAGCAGATGACAATCCTATTAAGATTGAAGGGATGAAACTTATGCCTTCGGACTTTGGAGATTACAAACAGCGTAACATGTTTACACGTTATTTAAAAATGGCTCTAGGTGCATATGACCCTTACATTTATTATTTCCTTTGGGAAGAAGGGTCTTGGGACGACAGAACAGCAGAACGTAAACTAACAGAAGAAGCGCAACATTTTCCTGAAACAGTAAAATGGACAGAACAATTAATTAAAGACAATATATTTGAACACATCGGTCGTGTTATATTCTTTCATTGCGAAGCAGACGGTGTTCCGTTTGAACACAGAGACCTTGATGCTAAAAACGGAATGAATCAATCGTTTCCACACAATAACGAATTTATACATATTCGTCCTAATACTAAAAAAGCATTTTATTTATGGGACCCCGAAACTAAAAACAAAACATATCTTAATACTAGAGCAGCTTGGTGGAATGATCAAGACTGGCATGGTGGTGAGCGCATTATGGAACAAAGTTATGCATTACGCATTGATGGTAAGTTTACAGAAGAGTTCCGTAAAACTTTGGGCATAGATAAGATGGAAAGTTATTAATGAAATATTTAGGTAATTACGCAGACTGGATACAGCCAGAGTGGATTGACTTTATAAAAGCTAATGATGGCACATGTCGACCAGGAGGTGGCAGAAATCCTGATAGTGAAGAATTTAGAAAAGCAGCAGAACACGGATACGATTTAACACAAACGTATTGGTATATTTACGAGCCGGATACGTTTCCTTTTGACGTTAAGTCACCTATACCGTTAGAAGGTGAATTTTTGTGGTGGTTTATAAAGATGAATCCAGGCGACAAAATGCCTATGCATAAAGACCCACATGCTCTTATAGAAAAAAATAGCAAACGCTACTGGATGGCTTTGCAAGATTATGAACCAGGACATGTGTTTATCTATGAGGATCAACTTGCAACTGGATACAAAAAAGGCGATTTGTTTGTCTACGACGATAGTAAGGCACTACACGGTGCATGTAATATAGGATGGAGCACAAGAATGATTGCATGTTTTAGCTCTTATGATGTACAATGAATTATATAGGTAATTGCGCTGATTGGATTATTGAGAATAACATTATAGAAATGTTAACCAGTAAACAAGGTGAATGCACACCAGTATGGCAACCGGATCGGTGGACCGGAAACGAGACTTTAGAAAAGTTTAAAGAAATGGCAAGGCCTGGATATTCAAAGAATGTGTTTTTCTTTCATCAGCTTAACGCAGGATCACCAGAAATGGAAGGATATGATTTTGTATATCCTGAACTACCAGAAACTAGAAAACATTCGCCGTGGTGGTTTGTAAAGTTATACCCTGGTGAATTTCAAGCAATGCACATTGATCCACACTTAACTGAAGTTGGTAACTTTGTACGTTATACAATGTTTTTACAAGACTGGGAGCCTGGACACATATTTGCGTATGATGATAAAATGTTGTCTAACTATAAAGCAGGTGATTTGTACGAATGGAGCGATCCTGAATGTATACACGGTCCTGCTAACATAGGTTACAATCCAAGACTTACATTACAAATCACATTACACGATTAATATAATTTATTAAAAAACTCTGGGAATGGACAGTCGGGCCAACACTTTGGCAAGTGTATGTTCATTGTAAGATTAAAGAAATTTTTGAGATCGATTACGCCGTCAGTTTCTGATTGGTCAAACCTATAAGATCCTTGGTCTCCAATCATGCCTGCTATTAACTTTTTTTCAATAAAAGAATCATCATGTGGAACAACTGAGTAATAGTCAATAACTTTTATTGCGCCGTCTTTGTTTATAAAGAAACAATGTGGATAGAGTGCTAATTTATAATGTTTACTATTTTTAAATTCTTTTACAACGCTATACAATTGATCTTTCCAATTAGGAAATTCGTCATCTATTGATCTGTTTGGGTCAAATACTATCTGCGATAATGTTTCTGTATTCCATTCTATAAAAACTTTATTATTATCACGATCCACTTTGAGAAGTTTAGGAGTGCAACTTAAATATTGTAACTCTTCTAAAAATCGCACTTCTCTTTCAAAAAAGAAATCAACTATCTCTTGTGTCATACCGGGCTGATGGCCTTGATAATCTTCATTGATACAATAATGTTTACATAAAATATCGTTAGTTGGATTCATTAAGGCTGTATATAACATGTTAGATGATGCTGTTACATGATCAGCTGTTCTTTTGTAATAATATTTCCAATTACTTGTATTCATAACTATACTTATCATACATTTACAAGCGATAAGTATACTTATGGACCACAATAATTTAAAGAGCTGTACGTTTGTTAATGTTTATGATCACAAAGATCTAACAACATCATTAAAAGACAAACAAGGCTCAGATGTTACCACCGATCCAAGTCGTTGGAATTTAGATAATAGCGAATACGGAAAGATACATACTATCTGGAAGGAGGCTAATTTTAATACCAATGCTATGAAGTGGACAAACTATTATCCCAACGAACATTTTCCACAAGAGTTTGTTGATGATGTTGCAGATCATTTAAATTTAAAAGGTGTGCATCGTGCATGGATTAGTAGAGTTGACCCCGGATATTATGCACCTTGGCACTGGGACGTAGATGACCACGAACAAGAATATTTAAAACAGGGCGAAATCAAACGCTACAGTATGTCACTAGGTAATAAAGTTCTTGGACATATTTTTATGCTAGGTCAAGATTATTTGTATAACTGTCCGGCTGGATCATTATTCCATTGGAATAATTATTACGAATGGCATAGCGG